TAATACTTCTTACTTGAGTAGAGGTTACTATGCCATTTTCTTTAGGAAAAATAACTTCTTTAACTCTTTCAGCTCCATATTTGTTTTGAAGAGCTTGTAAATACCCTTGATCATCATCTTCTCCTACAGCCACATATATTGACGTAGAGGAAGGTTTACCATCTAGGTAGTGTATTACATCAACTACAGGAGAAACTTCGTCTGAGAGCTTTATTTTAACCTTTACGGTTGGATCTGATTCCATATACATATTCCATATGTCAACAGACTCTTCACCGGTAATATTATCTATAGTTTTATTACTTACTATTACTTCCACTTGTTGTAAGTAAGGTTTAGATATCAAATATTTTAAAGCATCATAATGTCCTTTATTAGGCGGTTTAAATTTACCTACATAAAAGCATTTACCAGGAGAAAAGTTATTTACTATTTCTTTTACTATATTTTTTGCTAAATATTCACTTGTAAACATATATAATAAATAGTTAGACTATTTACTTACAATTTCATTAAGTTTATTTTGTAATTCTTTCATATATTCTATGGATATATCAATTTTTTCTTTCATGTAAGTTATTTCCTCCTCATTTCTATCTAATCTAAAAATATATAGCATGTGATTTAGTTCTACTCTAGGATCATAACTTATAAAATCACACCATTTTGCTCCTGTGCATATCATATGAGACATGCATTGATAATAATAAGGAGTAGCTACATCTTTAAAGTCTTCTGGTGAAGATATTAGCCCGTGTTTTAGATGATTTATAGAGTTTATAGGTACTTTTATCTCAATACAACCATCTGGGCTTACTATTCCATCTGGAGAACCTCCATAATAATCATTTACTTGTATAAAAGAGGCTTTATCTACCTTAATTCCTCTGATTTTTTCATATACTTCTACTACATCATCCTCTAATTCTGTCCCTCTTTCTAGTCCGGGCCCTGATGCTTGGTTATTTACTCCTCCTAATAACTCAGATATGTTGGTAAGTAGGTAGGTTTTAGCGGTTTCAGATAGCAATTCTGATTTACTTTTAGGTTTTCCCATTATTTTATGTATTTCTGAACTGGTTATTTTACCTTTTCTTATGTTAAACCATTCCTCTGATCTTTGTTCTATCATATTTTTGATGTTTTTAATAATAAATCTTTAAATGTTAATTTTTTTGCATTGTGTAGTTGCTTTGTCATAGCTTCAAAACCTATTTTAGAAGGGTCTTTACCTTCTAACTCGATTAAATAAACTTCTTTTCCTAAATCAATTAATTCTTTTGAGTAGGCTAAAGCTTCTTTTAAAGCATCATTGTCTAAAGCTAAGTATACTGTTTTAACTTGGGGGTTTATTAACTTTATTTTGAGTTTTTTTGAAATAGTTTTACCAAATAAAGGTATAGCATTTCTTTTTATAGCTATAGCATCAAAGGATCCTTCACATAACATAACCGGAACATTCCAATTTATAAAATATTCAAATCCTATTATTTCATTCTTATTGCATTGAGGAGCATTATATTTATATTCAGCATTTTCATCTAAACTTCTAGATACAAAATAATTCAAGTCCCCGTTATAATCATAAGAGGGTATTATAATAGAGTTTTTATATTTACCTTCTTTACAATATCCTATATTATATTTTAATATGTCAGAATAGCTTATATCCCTTCCTTTTAAGTAATCTGTTACTTTTTTATATAATTCGTCTTTTTCACAATCCTTAGATAGGGAAATGAACTCTTCAGGCAAAGATACTGTCTCAAAAGTAAAAGATTTCTTAATTTTTTTAGGAGCAGTAGAAGGAAAATACATCTGCATTTCCTTTATTTTTTCAGGTTTAGCCTTTAATTTCTTTAATAAACTGACTAAATTGTGTCCTTTAGTTGCAGGATTACAAGTCCAACAATTATATAAGCCTTCAGAAGGGTTTATTTCTAATTTAGGCTTGTGGTGATTACAAAAAGGACAATGAAATGCATAATTATCTTTAGAAGATGGTTTATAATCTCCTAAAATTGTTTTTAAAAGTCCTAAAACTAAATTTTTATTATTCATCATATCAAATATGATGCAATATAAGCATTTTTTTGTAATGTAAAAAGTTTATTTTATTTCAGATAACCATTCTTCAGGCAGGTCATTAGAGAATTTAGTCCATTTATATCCCATTTTAGTTGCTACATCTGCATAAGTAGTCTTACTTTTTTTAGTTATTTTTGTATTAGGATTCATAAAAACTATCCTTATATCTAAATTTGGGTTATCCTCTTTTACCCACTTCATTTTTTTTCTTTCAGAGGCGGGCCAGTAACCTTTTGTTTCAATATACATTTTTGTTTCATCTTTTTTAATTAAAACAAAGTCTGGAGTGTATGTTCTTTCTTTTGCAGGTTCTTTAAACTTCAATTTTTCTTTTTCGTAGGTAAATTCTATGTTTTTTTCTTGTAGAAATTGAGACATATTGTCTTCTAATCCACTTCTATATCCTTTTTTTACTGCTAAAGTTCTTACATTGACCTTTTTTTTCATAATATTATTATTATACGAATTTTTTTCGTATTAAGTGTCATATCTAACTATAAAAGTTACATCAGTATTTGGAGGAATTGGGTAAGGGGAAGCTAATTTACCTACTACTAAGAGGTCATTAGTTTCATTATATAATCCTATGGTAGTTGCATAAGGCATAAAACTTGATCCTGTAACTGCATCTATTAAAGTACCATCTATTATTTGTGCGGTAGTATTTGTTTGACCATATGCTCCAAAAAAAGGCAAGGCTGCTGATCCTGTTATTAATACTCTATTTTTAAATACGGTAGGATTTTGAGAATAATTAAAATCATTTTCTAAAACCCTACATTTTATCTCTTTTTGATAAATAGTAGTTTCACTAGTTAAGCTTAATACATATGGTACATTTGAAAATGGCATAATTTTATATTATTTTTAACAAGTAGTTAAGGTTCCTGAACCATCATCTACAACATTTAAATACACTGTTGTGGAAGAAGTTATTGTAAATTTATATGGAGAAGATTCGCCACAATATACATAAGAAGGTGCTAATCCATTTCCAACGTTAAATCGTGTATTTACTGCACTTGAATTCAAAACTCCTATCCATAAAGAAGAATTATTAGACACACTTATACTAGACGGATTAGCTGAAGTGTAATATCCTCCCGTTCCTAAAGTAGTAGTACTTCCCATTGTCCAACTAGTTCCTGAATTAGTGCTATAAACTATTTTACCTACAGGAGTTCCACTACTACCTGCTGCTATTCTCCACTGAAATGAAATTGTATAGTTTGGAGGAGCAGTTATTGTTGATTTAACTAATATTTGATTGTTAGAAGCTGCTATGTAGCCTGCATTAGTAGTATCATTATTAATATAAGTAGTCAGTTGACTTTTTTGTATTAATTGATTAGATACGGGTATTGAAGAAGTAGTGCTTGTAAACACAGAAGTATTAACTGCATCTTGTAAATCATTAAAAGATACTCCTTGATTAGTTGCTAATGCTACCCAACTCATTTTTATTTATTAGTAATATCCGATATTATATCTTTTAACTTTTGTATTTCACCTTTTAAATACTCAATTTGTAAAGTATGTAATTCAGTATAATTTAAAGATTTATATCCATTTTCTTTTATAATAACCAATTCGGGATAATATTTTTCTACCTGCTGTGCCGAATGACCATAATGTACTTTATCATCTATTTTGTCTTTCCAGGTATAAGAAAGAGTTTCTATTTGTCTTAATTTATTTAAATCTATTGGAGTAGATAATACTTCTTTTAAATTTATATCTGAACTATTATAAAATCCTAATGCTGTTATGTTTCCTGTGATATTTCCACTACCTGATACATTTAAAGATCCTGTAATATTTACACTACCTGTAAAAGTTTGAGTATTAGATAAACTATTACCAAATATATTACTACCACTACTGTACTCTATAGAAGAAGTTACTGTTTGAACTACTAAAGTTTGAGCTGTTATAGTACCACTAAATAAAGCTGAAGAAGCTGTTAATTGTCCTATGGCATAGTTGTTAGAAGAATTTAAAGTATTTGAACTACTAGCAACTAAAGAATAAGAAGATGTTGTAGCATAAGATGCACTTAAAGATTGATTTGAGTAAGAAGCAGTGCCTTGCAGTGATGCTGTAATACTATTACTTAAAGCCCAAGTTACTGTACCATTAGCTGATTGAGTAATTGTTATACCAGATCCTGTTGAATAGACTGGTGTTACTGTCCACCAATTTGTAGAGGATTTAGCTGCTAAAGCTATAGTAGCATAAGCAGGTAAAGCTGTGGGAAAGTTTACTGATGAGTTTTCTATAGAACTACCATTAGAAGGATATACTTGTATGGTATTTGAAGTATTATTTGTTATACTTATTTCTCTACCGGGTGTTATTGAAGGTAATATTACCCCGCCTGTTCCAGAAGATACATAAGTATTATCTGCAACTACTGTAGTAGCACTTGATTGACCGCTTCCAGAAGCTGCTACGTTTTGAGTAGAAAATAGAATATACCCTGTTGGGTTAAAAGCTAAACTTCCTGATATGATTTCAGATCCAATAATGGTTTCATTTCCTACTAAAGATATTGATCCTGTTACTCCTAAAGATCCTGTTATAAGAGTATTACCATAAACATCCAAAGATGCAGAAGGTGAGAATTTATTTATCCCAACATTACCACCTGAAGGATTAATAACCAATGGATTATAGGTAGAACCTTGTGTAAGAGATTGTATACTAGCATAACTAGATGTTGTATTATATCCTATTAATAAAGATTGGTTGTTATTAGTATATCCTTGTATTTGTAATTGAGATGCATTAGATGAAGTACTATTTCCTATTATATTTAAAGGAGTAGTATTATTTCCAGACAGGCTAAATTTACCTTGAGATCCTATTACAATTCCTGGGGTATATATTGCGGAAGCGGTGACAGCTCCTGAAAAAGAACCTCCATAAACAGTGGTTACATTAGCTCCTGATAAGGTGAAATAGTTACCAGAAGTTGCTATAGATTGACTTAAATATGTGAAATTACCATCTAACTCTGTGAAAGTTAAAGCAGCTCCTTTTGTTTGTCTGAGTACTAATGCCATTATTGTATTTTATATATAAATATACTTATTAATAATTATTAAGGTATTATATTTATATAATCTTGATTGGTTATTATAACCATTCCTTGAGCATATATAATATTACCTACTTGAGTTTTACCTTGATAAGAGTACCCTAAAGGTCCTTCTGGTGTAAAGTATCCACTAGCCACATAATAACCTCCTCCTAAGTCTAAAATATTTCCATTCCCATCATCAACTATATTATAATTAGAAGAACTTATGTTAAAACTTTTTCTACTTATTTTTTCCCCAAATACACTTCTAGGAATAGACATAACAGTTACTGTAGCTCCTGATTGTGTTGGAAAATACCTAACATCTGCATCTAAAGTGCCAGAAGCTGCTGTAGATTGTAAAGAATTATCTATGCTAGAACTAGTTGATAAATAAGATCCTGTTAAAAAATTAGAATAGTATAAATTACGTATAGATACATAGTTTATATAACTTTGATTAAAATCTTGAATACCAACAGAAGGAGTGTTTGAACCACTCCAAACTGTTATTCCTACCCCAGATAAAGAAGAACTAGCATAACTTGAAGTATACTTTAGCTTTATAGGAGTAGTTATTACATCAGATATCAATAAACTGTTAGATGCTCTACTCATTTATTTATTTTAATAGTCTAATTTAATCCTCACCAGTCCAATTTTATACGAACCAGGCACTCTTTCGTAAAATCTTTAACTAAAGGTTGAGATAATTTAGCAACTGCTAATAAATCTGTATTATTATTATAAAGTCCTATAGTTGTTGGGAAAGTTTGTGGACTATAAACCATAGAAGGCCACAATAAATTACCTGATCCTGTTACAAAAGTAGGGTTTGAAGTATAATTATAATCTCCGTTACCAACTCTTATAAAAATATAATTAGAAGATACTGTTTCCTGAGAATTTAATTGGAAATTACCGCTTCTAGATATTGCTTGATACACTAATGCAGCATTTGTAGAGGTGTAAGAAGATGATACACTATTACCTGATACTCCATAAGAAGCGGTGTCAGGAGTTAATCCTATACCTCCTTGAACTGCACTAAGTGCTAATGCGGTAGGGTTTAATATTATTGTACCAATATCGGGTAAAAATAATCCGTAAGAACCAGATACAGTATAACCATTAGATATTTGCCCTACACTAGTTGTATTAGCTGCACTTCCAAATGAACCAGATACTATATTGAATACTCTTCCACAATCTAAATAAGTTACAGTAGATACATTATTACTATTATCACATAATTGAACTTGACCTGCTGAACTGGATAAACTTAAGTTAAAAGTTCCCGGAAATAAACTTTGTTTGTATCTATTCCTGTCTACATTTATAACATAAATATTATTACAATTAGTTGCTTGTCCACCAAAATTGAATCCTTGATTTCCGCTTATTTCGGGACCGTATATTAATGTTCTATATTGAGAGAAAGTAGTATTAGAAGGTGATGCTCCAGGTACTAATGAATTATACCATTGAGAACCAGATCCATTATTGTCCCCATAAGCTATAGAAAACTGAACTGCTGCACCATTTGCTGTGCTAGCTGTTTGATATACATTCAAATAAAAAGCTCCTGCACTTATGGTTGTAGAAGGTACTGCTGAAGCAGTAAAAAAAGTAGTTAATTGAGGTACGTTAGAACTCCAAGCAGGTGCTGTTATGGAATCTGAACTAACTACAAAATCTGTTGATGCTAAGGTTGTAAAAGACATATCTTATTATGATGTTACTTTAGTTATTTGAACTGGTACGAATAATCTTGCTCCTGAATCTCTACCTACTACTGTTAAAGTAGTATATAAGGTTGTAGTAGAACCAAATAAAGTATTCAAAGTAGTTGCTGTAATATTTACTGTAGTTCCTATTACAGTTTGAGATACGTTTGTTCCTATTGTAGTAGTAGGAGTATTTAAAGAAGTAGCTGCGGTAGTGTTTATTCCCACTCCGTTAAATGCAGAGGTTGTTCTAACGTCCCCAATAGTTACTGAATATCCTGATTGTTCAAACGTACTAGTTGCCCCTAAATAATTTAATGTTTGAGGGGTAATAGAAATAGAAGATCCTTGAGGTAATATAATGGTAGAGTATCCTATAGTTATAGTAGGTAATGCAGCTGTTCCTCTAGGAAGAGTAATGAGTTTATATTTCATTATTTCCGTTGATTCAGGAAATGCTTGTATAATAGGCATATTTTGAATAGCTTCTCCATAATAAGCTGATCCTGATGGATGATTAGGGTTATACAAACCATAATCCACTTCATCATCTGATAATGAAAATTGGGTAATTTGAAAAGACCCATCGTTTTGAGCTAAAAGTTGTCTACCCTTATCTGTAAGGATAGCATCTACAACTACTGATGTATTTGATAAATATGCCATGTAATTTTATATTTTTCTTATTATAAATAGATAATTTATTAATTTTTTATTATGATGGTAATACTAATTGATTTATTATAGAAGATTGTAATGAGTTTATATTTTGTAAAACAGTAGGATTTATATTATTAGGTATTAAAAATCCATAAGATGTTTGTCCGGGTGTTTGATTAAAATTTAAAATCACATTTTGTTCATCATCATATCTTTTTAAAACTAGCATTCTGTTTATGCTAGAAGGATTATTTTGAAAAGATGATATGATTGGAGGGGTTACTGTAATTCTCAATTTAGTTACTCCAGTGCTTAAAGATGAACTTAAAGAAGAAGAATAAACAGTTAATAGTTGTGTATTAAATCCATCTGATAATACTATTGCATCTCCTTCCTGTGGATTAAATGGATAATTTACTGGTCCATAAGTTGAATATAAGCTACTAGATACTACCGTAGATCCTGATGTAAAATAAGGTATGTAAGTGTACCCTTCATACTGAGATAAATTAGGACCTAAAATTAAATCACTAGCATTTGTGTAATATAGTACATTAGATACTGATATTGAATCTATAAAAGGTCCTCCACCTGCATTTACACTTGCTGTTGC